CCACCGTCTTGATACCCCGGTATATACGTCATATTAACTTGTCTCTACGCCGAAGATGCTGAATGCTATTTCGTCTGCCGCTGAAGACCTAACGGTTATCACATCATTCTCGCTTAGGGTTATGCCAATGATTGTGAAAACAGAATCATTAGCGGCTAGGACTTTCCCGTAGTAGATGTAATGCTCATTCGCTACGGTTGCACCAGACGGACGCACCGCAATTCTAAAATTCGGCGTGTTCCCGGTGATATTGCAGGCAACAATCGAACTCACTGTAGTAACGGTATCATCCGGCACCGTATACAGGTCTGCGTTATTAGTATCCGCAGGAGCCGCTTGTCCCAGTACCTTTAAGGTATCAGCCATTACTAGCACCAAGCAATAAGAATTGATATTTACGAAGTGACAGTGAACTGTCGCTATCAGCTTGTATCTTCACAGCATGGATGTCACTGCTGACATCTTCAAAGTTCTGTTCGATAGTTCTACGAGACATACTCTCGTCGTATTCCTGATATTCCTGTGGTGCGCGATTAAGCGCACGATACGATTTGATGCTCATCGTCTACCATCCGTTCTGCCGTCTAACCGTACATAACCGACACGCCAACCGTATCCGGCTCCCGTACTCTGCACCTTCATAGACATCTGCCTAGCTCTGGCACGGATAAACGCTTCTCCCGTACTAGGTGTGATCGCCGCTGAAGCCACTGAGGACTGTGCCTCGCCGGGATAGTTGTGCCCGTTAATACTGATTGTAACCTCGTCTGTAGACTGGGCATCCCTGAAATGAACATCTGGAATCATTCTATGCAGGAACCAGAATTGATCCCCTTCGCCCATGTCCATATCACCTGTTTCGATATACGCCGTCATGGCAGATCCATCATCATCGTGACCATTTTCATGGCTATACAACAGATTAGAACGAATCTGCCTAATGTTACTGCCCCCTCCTGTGGCCGCAGTAGCAGTGTCCGCTATAGTGATGACATAGTTATCAGAATCTGTGACAGACACTACGGTATGCTGATCATTCAGCACCACAGTCGATAGACCGCCAACTGTCGATACACTGTCCCAAATAACTTCATCATCTGCCACTAACCCATGATCTTGAGCATAGATTGAGACATTGCTTGTAGCATTGGTGTTAGTGGTAATCGGATTTGCACTTAACGTGTCTTCTCGTATTGAAGACGCGAGTGGATAGGCTTTTGTACCAGCATGGCTCCATGCACCACGCACCAGCGTTCCGGTATACCAGATATTTTCGGCATAGTTGAAGATGACATACTTGTCGATTTCCCCATTACCAGACTCAGATGGATAGAACCACATGACTTCGGAGAAGTCCGTATTTGATCCCGAAACCACCTTGTAGGCTTGGCTATCGTCAAAGTCATCGAATATGGTGCCCAGAACAGGACAGGTAAGCCTTTGTGCCGTTCCGGTATAGGTATAGAATGCGCCCCGATCCATGAAATAGACTGTACCACCTGCGTTTACCGCCGCATTAGGTGATACCATCGACATACCCTTGGCTGTCTCCGTAAAGGAGAAATAGAAGGGGCTACCGATGTACCTCATGCTGACAATGCCACAATCGGTCCATATCAGGATCTCTTGGCGCGTCATTAACGCACCTACGATCTCCGAACAGGATGATATCTCCTGACCACCAGCACTGTTGGTCGATAGCGGTTGCCATACTCCAGCGGCTTCCGAACTTGACCATCTGACAAGCAATGGGTTGATCGTGGTTGCGCCAATCTCATTACAGCCAATCGCGATAACATGACGGGCAACATCCGACATCATCACTTGGTGGGCGGCTACGGGAGTGTAGTAGGTTCCGGCCTTATAGGTCGCGACTACTGAGGAGCCGCCACCTGTCGCACTACCACTAGCATTTGCACCACCAATATCTGCCGTGAACGTGGCTTTATTTGTAACGGAGGCTACCGTCATCTCTACATTCAGTCTTGCCGCACTTATTCCACCTATAGCCCCACTTACTCCAGATATGGTAACCGTATCCCCGGCAGTTGCTCCGTGACCACCTTTGTCGATGATCGTGACAACGGTAGAACCACTGGCAACCGTTACCGGATCGGTCGAAAGAGTCACGGTACGGCGCGTTACATTACTGAGTGCCGTGGCGACGATTGATGTACCTGCACTTGCATCCCAATAGTAGATATTTCCCTGTCTGACATTGGCAATCATATCATCACCAAAGTTCGCCATCGACCATAGACGCAACTGATTGGCTTGGCCTATACCCACACCAGATCCCCAAGTACCAGATCCCCAAGGATCTGCACTCCAACCGGATGCCCCCATATAAGTGTTGAGTCCGGTATTGATCTGGAATGCGGCAGTTACACTACCACCACCACCGCTCGCACCAGACGTTGCTTGTGTAGAGCATACAACCCGGAACTTGGTATCAGAATCAGCATCACTGGGATCACCAAGTGCGGCAATCCGGTGTGTTGTATTAAGTGCGCCTGTACCAATACCTCCCACGGCAGTTGCACCTGCGATAGTTACATAATCGCCCTTAACCGCTCCGTGGGCACTTGTCGTGTCTACAGTGACAACACTGGTTTCATCGACAGTTGTAATCTTATCCGTACCAAGGGTGATTGTGGTACGGGTAGGGGTAATATCGTAGTAAAGATCACCAAGATTTACATACAACTTCAGATTGGTCCCGACTCCGACATACTTGTCGCCAGAGTCGGTAACCCAGTCGTGGAGCTTTCTCGCGGTTCCCAGATAGGTTGCCGAAACGTACTTGGTCCAACCGCCGATCTTTTCCGCGAAGCCTTTACGAAAGCGTACTTTATCAGAATCGTACCAAGTACCCTCTGCGGAGTATCTTGTACCGTCCGTGAATAGCCCCGGCTTCGGGGCAATCTTCATAAAGGCCATAGCTGATTACTCTGGATCTTTGACCAAGAAATAAGGCTTCTCAGCATCCAGATCCCCGCCGATAACTGCTTGATCAGCAATACCAGCCGCTACAAGCGCGAACTGCACCTGAGTCTGCGCTTCCTGACTAGCCGCAAGCAGTTGCTTAAACAAATCCGCCTGTTGTACAGACAGATAAACCCTATTCCCATCCTTTTCATTCCAAGGAAGGCCGCTTTGTTGCGTCTCGCCGTTAGTTACCGGCTCTTGTGACGCTTGCGACTCTTTCTTTGAGGTTTGCTGTTTGTGTTTCGACTGATGCGAGGCGTTCGCCATGGGTATCTACCTTCTCGTCTAAACGGTTAACAATGCGCTCTATCTGAGCGAGGGACTGCTTGGCCCCATTCAAGCCTGCCTTCACGCCGCCATAGGCCGCGCCAGCGGCGGCAGGAATTGCGAGCAGGGACAGTAATGTAGCCATTTCAAGCTCCATTGTCCTCGTCCCACGGCATCGTGCGATTCGTTTCGCGTGTGGGGGAAACTTGCTCTTCTATATTCGCGTCTAATCGCAACTTCATTTCCGCGAGTTCGTCTTCGCCAATCTGCTCCTCTACCCATCCTTCAACATCGGATTCAGTGAGGTCAGCGTATTCGATCCACGAATCACCTTCCTCCCAGACAATAGAAGATGTGCCGATATTCTGTGCCGTGTGCCCATCACCGTCATCAGCATTATACCGCCAATGGACCGTGTAAACGATATCCGTGTGATCCTCTGCATCAGGCCCCAATTCTAAGTCGATAGCGTAAAACTGCCATGAATATGAGATAGCCATTATTCTTCTTCCTCTGGTTTCTCAGGCTCGACAATCACATGGCCGTCATCATCAGTCCAATTGGTGTCTAGTATATGTGGATCGCAGCGTTCTGCTACAACCATCCAGCTTACAGTGTCATCGGAGTCAGAATCAGCACAGGTAATCGAAAGCGTATTTCCCTCGACTGCACCCCTGACCGCATCCCAGCCAGAATCATTCTGAATGAAACACTGGGCATCACGGCACAGAACTTCAAAGGTGCCTTCACTCATGCCAGCGGCATCGTCCAGATCCACCTGTACCCATCCAGAAACAAGATCAGTGCTACCTCTGTAAATTAGGTCAGCTTGCGGGCCTTCAATGAAGCTGTGAACTAGGTGGTGGGTATCTTTTTTATCTGGTAGTGGATGGTCGATTTTGAATGAGCCAGAGCCTTTTGATAAGGCACCAGTACAATGAAAAGTGCCAGCGACTTCTAGCTTGTACGATGGAGAACTATCACCGATACCGACCCGATCATTGGCCTTGTCCATATAAATCAAGCCGCCACTGAGGCTCAAGTCAGTGTAGTGGCTGTTCGTTCTGTCGTAGCCGTAGATGCTCCACTTGGTATCTGTCCCAGCCTCAAAGTGAAGCACGTTTTCCAAGCCATTCGGGCCGTTGGAAAGATTGAATTCCTTACTCAGGTTGGCACCGATACCGATTTTACCGTCCGACAGAATCGTCATCCTAGTCGTTGGTGACCCTGACCCGTCAGCACTAGTGTTGAACGTCAACCTTCCCGGCGTATCATTCTCACCGGGGGTGCCGTCTATATAGGCAATGATGGAAGCCGCCGCATTACCCCGATCAACACCATCTGCGGCTACAAACATTATTGAGCCAAGAACATCATCGTCTTGGACGATTGTGTCAGAATTAACCGCTGTACCTCTGGACTTACCTAAAAACAGGTAAGGTCCACCAGCACCATTCTCGTTTCTGAACGCAGATAAACCAGCGTCAGAGCCAGTGGTTTCAACTTGAAGTTTAGGAGTTAATGTGTAGAGGACATCGGGTGTAACAGTTCCAAGAGTGAGAACACCAGATGTATTTAGAACGAATTTTGCGCTGGAGGCACTGCTTCCAGTTCCCATAAAGAATGGAGTGCCATCGCCCCAGTCATCGCTATCCTGCATCCCGATTGTCCAAGTGCTACTACCAGCAGTCTGGAAATTGACCTTCGCACCCTCAGTAGTCGCTGACCTGTCGATGTCTATAGACGCAGTAGAAGATGAATCAACAATGACCTTAGCCGCCGCCTTGGCGACTTCGATGTTACCAGCGGCAGTGAGGGCACCACCGACACCCAGAGTGCTATCGAACTGTACCGCCCCAGCATCCACCCAGAGTGCGTAGTTGGTCGCTCCTGATGCCGCTGTAGCGTCTGAGATATAAACGGTGGCGGCGTTCGTTACTGTTGCACTTCCACCAGTGATTGTCGGCGGAAGGAACCTCGCCCCATTCAACATGGCGTGGGTGCCACTTCCCGCTTCAACGATAGTCCCCGTGGAGACCATCATCGCACCTATCTCATCTGCATCCAGATTCAAGGTGGAGTTGATTTGGAACCCGATATTCGCCGTGGTTGAGCCTTGGATATAAAACTGTCGAGCAGAACTCACTGCCCCACCGAACGTATGAGGTCCGACACCAGAAACAATTAAGTCTTGAGTAATCGTGGTATCTTGATTCTCGTCTATTGTAATGGCTGGTGTTGTACCAACAGTTGAACCAAGGCCGATTTTCAGATCATCATCTGTATCGTCCAGTCCAACGTAATAGTCCTGTGCGGCACCATCGAATACGATTTTGGTATCTTCGGCTCCAGCATCACCAATAGTGAGTGTCGGAGTCGTTCCGGTCATCGTGATTCCAGCGGCGGCAGTAACAGCACCAGTAAGCGTACTCGCACCAGCCACGGTCAGGGTGCTACTCAACTCCAGATCAGCGAACGCATCCAGAACAGCCGCGCCAGCACCAGCACCATCAGTGAAGATTGCCGCGACCTTACCATTACCGATTGTAATGTTGGCCCCGGAACCCTGACTTATGATGATGTTCTGAGAACCACTTGTAGCGTTCTCAACGATCCAGAACTTGTTAACGGTATTTGGTAACAGAGAGATGGTACACGCTGAATCCAGTGTGCCCGTATACTTCATGTATATGGCACGACCTTCGTCAGCCGCACCGTCTGCTATGGTAGTGGTATGAGTGTCGGCATTGGTTGTAATGGATTCCGTGCCGGAACCGAACGCATCTGCTATAAGTTCTAGGTTCGTATTAGTGGAAGTACCCCAAGTACCCGATTCGGCACCTGTAGCAATTTCCTTCAGTCTCAGATTGTTGACATATGTAGCCATGTTCTATTCCTATAGCGTCCAAGTCCAAAGATGTATCAAGATAGGGCCAAGGGTATCCATGATACCATCAATCCCCCAACCGTAAGGCAGATCCCATTTTCCCGGCGTACCTTCCTTCGCATGGTGACGCCAGTCATAGACCTCCCTCGTTCCGTAAAGTGCAAGCGCGATACCTGATCCAATCCGTGCGCCCGTAACCACACTATCCGGCAGAATTACCGCCCAAAGTACAACGTAGAGCGTGATCAATGCCGCGATCAGCGCGTGATGTACCCATGTTGTCCATTCCTTACCACTCTTGAGAAAAGCAGGAAGACGAGGCTGTAGATACTTATTTGCCCACACATTGAATGTGGCAAAGTCATCTAGCAGTGCCGCCCACAGTATCACTGGTAAGTGAAGTGCAAGAACAAACCATGCAGTGCTACTTAGGATCATGTAATTATAGTCTCCCAACTAGGCGTCTGTGCGTCTGACAGATCCGACCAACTTGGTGTCTGTGAGTCGCTGACTGCCGCCCAATTTGGTGTTTGTGAGTCATCTATCTCCGCCCAAACAAGTACATTTCCTACTTCTCCTGTAGCGGCTAGTCCCGTTACGTCGATACTTACATCTACCGTCGTTGTAACGCTTCCTAACGCGCTCGTTCCTGCCAGCCCTGTAACAGTGACATTTCCATCTCCCGTCACCGTTACCGAACTCAATCCACCAGTTGCGGCAACTCCGGTTGGGCTAACATTTGCATCACCCGTTACCGTTACCGTACCAAGTGCGCTTGTCCCTGCCAGTCCCGTGACTGAGAGATTCGCATCACCTGTTACAGTTACTGAGCCAACTGCGCCCGTTCCCGCTAGTCCCGTCAGCGTAACATTTGCCGTACCTGTTACGGTAACGCTTCCTATACCGCCCGTAGCCGCCAAACCAGTGACAGTTACGTTCGCATCTCCGGTAGCTGTTACGGTTCCTACCGCCCCAGTACCAGCAATTCCTGTTACAGTTACATTCGCATCACCTGTTACAGTGACACTTCCTACCGCTCCTGTTGCCGCTAGACCCGTTACATCAACGGGAACTGGCTGGCCCCAAGGCCCGGAACCCCATGTTGAGCGGCCCCAACCAGTTACATTTGCCATACTACGCTATACGAATAATCGCGTTACTCGCATCTGCCGCAGGGAAAGCAATCGTGAACGTACCAGCAGTGGCCGTTTTCAATGCACCGAAATCTAGAATAACAACAGATGGATCACCGCTCGCACTATCATTAAAAATCATTGCACCCATAGCCGAAAACGTAGCAGTAGACCACGAAGTATCAGCAAAATCAGTATAGGCAGTCGTACTAGATGTCGTAGGATCTACACGAGTTAGTGAATTGCCTTTGGCAGAGTAGGCAGATCCTGCATCATTGCTAATCTCATTAGTAGCAGTATACGCCGTAGTGGCGGCAGTAAATGAAGCACTATCTGTGTACAATGCGATATTGAATGTACTTCCACCCGAAAGGAGGAAGTTGTGCTTTGCTTCCATCAATTCCTTTTTGAAAGAAGTACACATAAAATTTCCTGAAAATGCCATTATAGTTTCTCCACTGAATTAGCTAGATCATTATGACCTGCTGAACGTAATAGGGTGATTACCTTGGAGCGATCCTCTTTGATCGCTTCCTTGATATAATAGTTGAAAACATGGCGAATACGATCTTTGAAAGCCTTCGCCTGATCCACAATCAAGGGATGCGCGTCCTCGCCTATTGCAATAACCTGCTCCGTAGCACGGTCAGCCCAATGCTCCGGTCCCAGATTACAGTGTTCAGTAGTCGTTACGATCACATTCCCAATCTCACCGTTGATCATGCCACAGCCACCCTTATCGTACCATCACGATATTCATCACCAGTCATGCGACCTTCCGCTTGCATTTTCAGTAGATCCAACGCTTCCTGATACCTCTGCTGATACAACTGCATCATGTCCGCATCACCTTTCATATAGGTATATGCCTCCACGAGGGAGCCATAGAGCAGAACCGTGTCTGCGTTAGTACCAAGCCACGAAGGACTCGTATCAACAATGGAAACTGGCTGATAGTAGTAATGTAGTTCCGTCACATAGTTCGCATCAGGCGTAGGCCCGATAATGAACGAATCAACAGCAAAGGTCGCATAGTATTTGGGCGTACCCTTGGTAGATGCGTTTGGATACGTCGATCTGATAAAGTTTGAATCTTTATTCAATAAAAATATTTGGTTACTAGAACTTGTGATCGACAACGATAAGGGAAGCAGAAAGTCGGTAGGCATGGTTAAATACTGATTTCCATCCGTCAATGTACCTGCCACGTTCTTACGATTTACAGGCAGGTTAACCGAACGATAGATACGTTGTTCAGCTTGCTTTACAAACGTAGGAATTGCCGCAACAAAATTTGTTTCAGTATTGTTCGTGTAATCCTTGATAGCGGCTACAAGTTCAGCGTAGGTCATGTGGTCACCTTCACGATGCCCACCTGCCCATGTGCTATAAGGTTGCCTCCCCCACCTCCATTACCATTTCCAACTGGATTAAACGCAAACAGTCTTCTGCTGGTATCCTGTGCAATATCCGGTCGCGCATTCCTGAGAGCTTCGGGATCAGCATAATCACCAAGCCTACCTAAAAAGTTCTGCGGCTGATCTTCGTCCAACATATTTCTACCAACCATCAGCCCAGTCTTACGGCCAGCCTTAATCTGTGGCACGAGATCCTTGATCTTATACCTGAACCCAGTACGGTCGCAGAATCCGAAAGCATACTTCCCATTAGCATAACGAGCCATCAGGAATAACCTCCTGGCACAAAGTGCACAGAAGCTCTATCACGATCTTCCTGTTCTGCTAATTGCCATTGAAACTCATATTCGGCTTTAAGTTCAGGAGATCTTACAAAGGCTTCCGGGTATTTCTGTGAAATTCTGAATGCCAGTCCTGAAACCAACGCAGGAAGAAAGCGAGCAGGAACATCAGGATTAGTAGATCCCACCGCTCCCGTGTCTTCGATTCGTCTGATACGCTGATAGGCGAAGGTGTAGACCTTATCTGGTGTCGGCCATAGATACGCAACCGGAGCAGCACCCTGCTTATCAATGTAGATATTTACAGGACGCCCTTCGGTAAGCTTGTTGGGTATCGTGGAATATTGGGATACACTGAACCTCGAAAGGGGCTGATCATTCTGTGATGTGCCCGTTCCTGCGCGAATCCAATATTCGATAAGATCAATCGTATCTGCTGGTAGCGTGATTGTGGAAGTACTGGCTGTTGTGCTGGCAGTTCCTTGTTCCACGGTCCAGAAGTTGAGTCCGCGATTCGCCCATTCAAGACTCATCAGATTCAGAGAACGACGAGCCGTTTCGATATCGTAGCCTGTCTTGGACTGAAGGCCACATCTTTCAAACGCCTCTTCAATAACCTCTGCAATCTCAAGGTTGAATGTCGCAGTGCCTGATGTAGCCATTAGCTATCCCTAAATTTGTTCTTACATTGTGCTTTGAATGACCTAACCTTACCAGGCGTCAAAGAGCCATTACCGATCAGGCCACCACTTCTCATTTTTGCATAATTTTGAAGTGATGGATTTTTAGAAAGATTATTGGCAATCGCTTTCTTAATCATACCACCACCTGCATACTTCTGCTCCCAGTCTCTTGCAACTTCAGGTTCATTTGCCCATAGAAACTTTCTCTGCTTTTCACTCTTGAAGGGCATTAGAAAGCCCTCCAATTGGGATATTCTTTAGCAATATGGCTTGTATGAGCAACTTCTTCCTCATAATCGGGATAATTTTTAACTAATCTACTGTAGTATCCCCAATTATGATCTGCATCAGCCTTCTTCTTGGCGATCTCGTTGTATTCGGGAACGCTGCCTTTCTTACTTTCGGCCATTAGTAACTCTTTCTCAGAGCCAGCATGATGGTATATCGGTCACCGCTATCATCACCCGCAGTGGTGAATAAAATATCTCCCGTCTTGCCTGACCCAGCATTATTCGTAAGGGGTCCAGCCTGTCGGAAATCGTAGAAACCATATCCGCTAAGAGTCCAGCAGAGAGCATTACTAGTGGCATCCCACAGAATATCTACGGTCATACCGGAGCAGTCATACCACATCTGCTGGATTGTAGCCCCAGCGCAGGCTTTTCCGGTGCCGGATTCGGCTTGGAGGGCGGAAACATCTACCTTGGTCACGGCACTTTCGCCTGTGCCATCGGAGATGTTGGTGAACTTCATAACGGCGATTCGGTCGCCGTCTTGGATCGTTTGGGACGTTACTGCATCAGCCATCTCATTCTCCCCGCGAGGACAGGACTCCTAGTCCCGCTCACAATAGGAAATATGACCACCCACCCTTAGATGGGTGGCCTTATCTCAGTTAAACATTACGACAGTGCCGCAATCGGTACATATTCGATAATGAATGTGAACGATCCCGCAGTAGTAGCATCTACGGTGTTCGTAATATTGCAGTAAATCGTCCGCTCAGAAGCGGTATACTGAGCCGACACGGGAGCCGTAGTAGTACTCTCCGTTGTGGCTACCAGTGTGCAACCTACAACATTACCCACTACAACTGTCGTTCCACCATCTAGAATTTGATCGGTGATTGCCGCAACAATCTGGGCACCGGAACTTGATGTTCCAACCTCATACCCGATGTCTCCCGTTCCGATAACCGGAGCAGTGATACATACAATTTTGATTGCGGTAATAACAGTGTTAGCTGGCTGAGTAAACTCACCGATAGCTGGGCTGTCGCCTGCCGTTGTGTTGACTGTAACGCCTGAAGCGTATCCAACACCCTTACCTAGAACGACTCTAGTAGTGTAGGCACCAGTTGAACTGCTTTTATCGACGGATTGGAATCCGTTTTCCGACCGTACTGGTCCTGAAAAAGTTGTGTTAGCCATGATTTCTCCTGTCTTGGCTAGTGTCTATCAATCTCTTGATAGTCAGGAAAAAAAGAAAGGGTGGGAACAGTCCAAACATAGAACCGTCCCCACCCCCTACTCACTACGCTCCGGGTGATCCCCAGATCCCTAATGGATCTGAGACACCAAAGCTGTACCGCTCGCGAGCCTTGTAACGCACGTTTCCGGTGTCAAAGTCACCGTCCATGCTCGTTTCAAGTGCAACACGATTAAAGTGCTTCAGTCCATTCGGAATATCAGTAAGAAGGAACCACGCATCCGTATCTGTCAGATAGTGATTCACAACTGTTCCGCCAGGAACAACACCCATCGAACGCACAGCGTTGATATCGTTGTCCGCAGTTCCGGGGCGAAGCTCAGATTTCATTACCCTTTGCGCTACAAATTGTAGATCGGGCGGGATAACGAGCGTCTGGGGACGAGCAGCGATCAATAGACCACGCTCATCTGTCCATTTGCCAATCTGAATTACAGCGGCCTCAAGAGAGGTCTCGTTGAGATCTGCCGCTGTTGACTGAGTGTTTGAATTCGTTCCACCCGAAACAAGTGGGTGAGAAGCCGAAAACAATGCTACACCATCACCACTTGAATAAGCCGTGGTAAAGCCATTGTTCAATGGAACAACAGCCTTCACTTGCTTAGTGTGAGCCATGGCACGAGCCAAGGCTTTGGTGTAACGAGCCGACAGAGAATCATAAAGATTGTCTTCCATGGCTTCTTCTGTAATAGCAAAGCCCATGGCAATCGTTTCATGGTTGTACCGCGCCGTGAACGATTCCTGTGCAGCGTCATACGAAATTGCCGATCCCTCATCCTTGACGGGAGCAGCATCGAAGCCCGAAAGCTTCACTTCTTCTTCAAAAGACCTATCTGAACTTTCCGTATCATAGATTTCGCTATGCTCTGCATCGTAATTAGCATATTCCAATCCAAAAAGCGCGTTAAGCCCAGGAAGTAGTTCCTTGAGAAGTTGTGCGCGTGATATAGCCATTGATCAATCTCCTATTATACGCCAGTGGCGTTTAAGTATGAATGATTGGAGGCTGACCCACTCGACGCCGCATTGAACTTAACGATAACGTCGGGATAAGCATCACTCGCCGTGGTCCCTTTCGGGGGCAAACTCTTAGGTCCATCAACAAAGTCGATGATCCGAAGTGGAAGCGTGTTCGTTGTAGCTGGTGTGCTTCCATCCAAAGCATTCTTGGATTTACCAATAGAGGTGCTACCAGCCGTTTGAACCACAGATGCATTAAGACCACGATCCGTGGTGTTTAATGCTTCATCGGATTGCATCTGAAATACAACATGCGGGTCATCTATAACGTAAGCCATCGCATCAGTTGCCGTTGTAGACGCAGGCCACTGCGTGTTAAACGTCTTCTGATTTGTTGTGCTTGGCGTATAGGAACACCCTACGAAAATTCCTACTGCTGTTAGCGCAGTGGTGCCAGAATCCAACTCAATTTCACCATCTGCCGCTAACTTCACAAAATCACCGTTAAAAATGGCGGTGCCATAGGTACTACCTATCGGTAAGTGCCTCACCTTGCCCGTATATGAGCCGGAAGCACTTAGCGTACCAATTGGCCTCGCACCATACGGTGCCGCTGAAGTAGCCATAATAATTTCCTAATTAAATTTAGGCATTTAGCGGCCTTCGCCGCCGAATACCACACGAGTTTTACGATTTGGTGCAAGAACGGGCATCCGTGGATCGTTCTCACGCATATAATTGTTGTCAACGGCCTGCATCTGGGATTCAGCATGACTCTTGTAATAATCACGCCTCTTCTCCACTTGTTCCTGCGGTGCCTTGCAGAGCAGTAGTCCACCGACTTCAATACCACCCTTCGTACCCCATTCAGATTTATGATCACTCATAATTTGAAGTTCTGGGTGATCTTCGGCACGAACTGGTTCCCAGCCTTCACGAAATTTCTTAGAAACATTCGTGTTATCAGGATTACCAATCATAGATGTTCGTATCCATCGAAAAGCCCAGCCATCTTGCGGATCGGGGTCTGGAAGTAATGATGCGGGTTCCCAGGGCGTATCACGAGTTTCGTTTTCACGAGTCTCAAGATCACGGGGTTCCCGTGTAGCGCGTTCTTCAGCCATTAGACCATCTCCTTCATTAACTGGGCCGCATATTGCTGAGGTGAAAGTCCCAAGCGTTTCGCGAGTCTGACTTGGGTCTCCGTCAATCTGACGGTGCGTGGTCTGGCTCCGCTATTTCTAGAAGCAGATGCTACCACGGATTTTTTTCGAGGCGGTGCGGCATCAACAACCATCGTATTATTGGTGCGTTGGCTGCTACTACCGAATTGCGTAGGAAAAACTTCTTTCATACGAGAATCAATCAATTCATAATATTGTTCGGACTCAGGGTCAATACCTTCATCTCCAACCAACTTTTCATGTACTCCATAAGCAAAGCTGGTCATTTCCTTATCAACACCAAACCACTGGTTACGTTCCTGCCATTCCATAGCCTTTGCATCCGGCTGAATCGGCTCTGGAATGTACTGTTGTTGCTGTGCAGCGATCTGTTGGTTCTCTGCCAACACCTGTTGCTTCCAATTATCTATAATTTTCTGTGAAACAGCAGGTGCATAGGCTTGAGAAAGCTGCGCGTTAGTCAAATGTTGCTGTGCAGAGGCAATTTGATCGGAATCACCCGATTCATGTGCTCTTTTGAAGTTTTCCTGGGCAATTACGAGTGAAGCATCTGCTTTATCCTTACTTTGCTGCGTTAAAGCGGTCTGAGAGTCCTGAACAAGCCTTAAAAGCCGCTGATTTTCGACTTGAAGGTTCTGAGTGTAGTTAACAGCCTCATTTGCAAGCCTATCCGACGATTCTTTGGCTCTACGCTCTTCGTGGTACTCCCATTTCAGCTTTTTTATGCGTTTTTGGGCACGTTGACCTAATTGTGCAAGCTCTTCATCCGATGCAGCCCCGTCATCTTCACTTTTTGACGCCGGAGCACCCCTTTGGTCCTCTGCCGGGCGATCATCTACGACTTCAATGTCGATTTCACCCGTATCAGCACTCGTTTGCGTCTCCGCAGGAGGCTCTATCGTAGTTCTAACACCTAAAAACTTGTCTTCTTCGCTCATTCTTCCGGTTTCTTCACTCATTTTAGGCCCTTTCCACGCCTCTGGGGTCTTCCACGACCGCCTCTACAGTATCATCGTTGATTAAACGGAATTCTTTACCATGTATTTTAATTCTTGTGCCACTGAATGCCCTAAAAATGACAAAATCGCCCACCTGACAGTACGGTCCATTGGGAAATCTGTTGTAATTAGCATACGCATCCGGTCCCATACTCATAACCCAGCCTACAACAGTAGCAATTGACTCTTCATGCTGGGACTGGGCCGACTTGATGATGCCACCTTCAGTGGCTTCTTCGACTTCGGGGAGTGCAATCAGCAGTTTGTAGCCTTTTGGCTCCGGCAACTGTGATGCAAAATTTTTAGTTTCTTCGTCAGGAAGAACCATTTGATCCAAAACTTCTTTTGCGAGTGTAGCCACTATGACCTCTCGTTGAATTGTTGCGCCCCGAACGGGCGTTGCGTCCTACTGACTAAAATTCTCTAATTCGATCTTCCAAATCTATTACTTCTCGTTCTGCCCATGCTAATCCTTCGATAATACCGCACATCTTGCGATATTCTTCCATATTTTTTGCAGAACCAAGGGAAAGCAGATCGGCTATTTCGTTCATCTGTTGTCTTAATTTCTTTCTGAGCAATGATAAAGGATCATCACTCATCCTTACCTTCCTCTTCTTGCTGCATCTTTAGATTAAGCTTCACGCCTTCAATTTCCTGTTCAGCATCAAACCTTTCTTGCTCTAGATTTAATTTCATACCCTCAATTTCTTTTTCAGCATTAAACTCTTCTTGATCTAGTTGAGTCTTGAGTAACATCTCTTCACGTTCTTGTTCCAGCGCAGCAGTATCAGAGCGTTCCTTCGCTGCAAGTTTCTCAGCCTCAAGTTGCTGTTTTGCCTGATCAGCTTGCTGTGTCGCCATAAGTCTCTGTTGTTCAAGCTGAGATCTGAGTTGATCAGACTGCTGCGTAGCCGCAAGCTTCTGTTGTTCCAACTGCGACTTGGCCTGATCGGCTTGTGATTTCCGCTGAACATCCTGCTGCCTAATCTGAAGTTCCTTCTCACGCTGCTGCACGATAGGATCTTTCTGCATCTTCGCGTCTTTCTCTGCCTTGGCCTTGGCTTTCTTTTTGCCCAGCATCTGTTCAGCCGCATCGGCAACAAGTGTACTAAGCCGCTTTTCAATATCTTCTGGCAGAGGCTGATTAGTCGGCGGAAGCGGAATACCAAGCTCTTCTTCGATTTGATCGCGGAATATAAATGCCAGGTGTTCACGAATATGCGAATCCAATGCAGCAACTATCGCACCACCCATTTTGTTATTCTGCATCTGCTCTTTAATCTGCGGATCATTTTTAAGTACCATATGCACTTTCATATGTGCTTCATGGTCTTGGTACTCAAATGCCTTCACAGGTTTCAATGTAAGAAGATCCTCGTTTTCACTAACCGGATCTGTAGGATGAATTTCATCCGGCATTGGAACAATTTTCTCCGCATTCGGAATACCGATCAACTCCATCATTTCACGATGAAGAAGCGGCATATCGTAGAGACCAGGCGATTGCTGTGCTAATTGCATTGCCGCTTGGTATTGCATGATCCGTTGTGCCATAGTGGACGCATTGGGGTCCGAAACAGGCACAACATCAATACGATCATCAAAATCTTCAAGTTTGATACCCTCCCCTTCTTCGGTCTCATAAGGATAATCCGGTGATGTATAGTCATGGATCACCTCAGAAAGAATCTTATACTCCTGTTTCAGGCTGGCGTGAATTCTAGCCTGAATAGCAGACTGTACTTTCATTGCACGTTCCATGATTGCAAGAGTGGTCCCAACGGGAGCCTCTTGATTCATATCTGCTACTTTGAGGTCGGCCATCGACGCAAAGCGTCGGCCTTCCTCCACGATGTTACCCAGAAGTTGATATAAGACCGAAGAAGGTTCTTTATAAGGAAGGAAGGTGATATTGTCCCTGATAACGCCGCCCGGAACATCGACATCCCTAAATTCTCCCGGCATGATGGGCGTATCATCGCCCTTGATTCTCAACCCACGGGTTTTCAATCCCCCAGGCAAGTTGGACAAAGTGCCCGCATCAACGAGTTGACGCAGCAGACTCGTCGCTGATTTCGCGAGTCCACCGATCATATGTATCAATCCAAGGTTATAGAACCCGATCCCAGGAACGTATCCGTAGTGGACGAAATGTTGTTTCTTTATTCGATGTGGATCGTCTTCGGCCCAGTTCCTGTAAATCGACAGAATCGTGGAACTACTTTTGTCGATGGTAACGACATAAGGCAGTGCAACTCCATCGGGATCTTCAAACCCTGGTACATCAATGTCACAATGCATTTCAAGTAGTTGGTGCCGTTCGTTATCATCCCACGAAGGACTGACGCCACCAATCTCGTTGAACTTGCTTGTGATCGGATTGTCTTCGATATGCGAAGTAGTGAGTTCCACATCACGATAAAAGCCACTGACTTGAAGTTTTCTTACCTGATTAGTACTACGGTTCATGACATGGGTATAGCGTTCCGCATGCTGTAGCTCAGATTCATTATATGACACAACAAAATCCTCCGCCGGAACAAACATCGAAGTCGGTCTGCCCAACGAAGGATCAAAGTAGATTTTACGGAATGCCGAACCAGCAAGCGGTAGACTGAACAGAAGCTTTTCGGTTTCAGACCGATATTCGGTCATCACTTCGATAAGCTGATAGTTCATATATTCTTGAACACGCCGTGCCTGCTTCTCACGATCATCGGTAACAACACCCCAGATCTGTGTTTTGACCGGACCCTTGGCTGGCATGATTTCTTGAATCGTCTGCGCCTGGAACCGTACCACGGCTTCGGAAAGCATCGGATGGAATACCCCGCAGGCTCCAGCCCACGGGGTAGTACGGTCTTCGATCTCCAGACCTAGCTGGTCGAGACCTTCCTTGTACGTTTCTTCCCAATCCGAACGGCTGCTCTTGTCGGAATCGAACATCCCGATACAGTCGAGTGCCAGGGTACGAAGTTCGTCATCATCAACATACTCAGCCAGATTGGAATCGAATTCTTCTGCTCCGGCACCCATGAGATCTGCCATGGGATCGAAATCAATCTCAACGCCACCGTCTTCCAATTCCGTAATCAAGGAATCGCCAATAGGCATTTCCTCTTCTGCAACCATAAGCCCTTCAGGACTCATCTCGAAATCGTCTTGATCGAAAAGCCCGTTAAGGGGTTTATCTATAGGCATACAAGATCTCTCTGCGGCATGGTTGCTCCATCACACAATGACGATATACACCGGCTTAGTCAATAATAGTCTGCTTTGCGCCCTGGAATCAACTCGTCCATCGGATAGTCGCTATTCATACTGATAAAACCACCCTGCCTGAATCTTATAAGTGCTTGCGTAGACGAATCTACAAGATCATCGTGGTCGCCGTAAGGAAATGCCGCAAACTGTTCTATCACTTCTTCGGCCCAACGCTTTTTCGGAGCATAAACGTGCCCACTGAAAAAGAGATCCGATACAGCATTCACCCTGGCAACCTTGTCCTTGCCCCTACCAGGCGTGTATTCCGCGACAGGGATTCCAATTCTGCGAAGCTCGAAAATCAAAGGACTACCCGCCGCCTTCGCTTCCACGATAAAAGCATCGGGTTCGTATTCCTTGTACATCTCATACGCACGGACCTTCAGATCGGGAAACTCTAGACGTTCCTGCAACGCATCCAACAAAACAATTTTTGCATGACCATCTTCCGTATAGAAAACGCCCCAGGTCGTGCAAGCACTGTAATCGGCTGTTTCCTTCGCAAGAAATGCCGTATCCCAGGATTGGATCACAAACTCGCAGTTCGGCGGATCTTTTTCCGTCCATTCCTTCCACCACTCCCGTTTGATGAGTGCGCCTTCTTCGGAAGTCGGATCTTGCTGATACTGAGCACTCCACTTCGGAACTGGAAGCTCTGCTCTCAGGGATTCAAGCTGATCCAGGGGCCAGAACCCAGGCCATAGCGGTTTACCGCTTGGAAGGATCGCAGGCAGTTCGATAATTTCCCACTCGTCAGAACCGCCTCTTTCGATAGATGCCTTCAGAATGCTGCCCGTTAGATCCTTGGTTGACCAACGAGTCATCACCAAACAGATAGCCCCACCAGGCTGCAACCTCTGGCGAGGACCGGAAGTGTACCACTCGTAAGTTTTGTTGTAGACATCGGGATCGTTCAAGGCCGCTTCCTGCTCAGAATGCGGATCATCCACAATCAGGATATCCGCACCCTTACCAGTTACCGCACCACCAACTCCGATAGCGAAGTAGTCTCCTTCCTTGTTCGTGTTCCAGCGTCCAGCAGCTTTCGAGTCCACACTAAGCGCGACACCCGGAAATATCTTGGAATAGTCGTTAGATCCAACAAGGTTACGAACTTTACGTCCGAAACCAACAGCAAGTTCCGCTGTATGAGCAGTTTGAATTACCTTACGATCAGGAAACTTCCCCAGATACCATGCAGGAAAGAGATGTGAAGCAAACTCAGACTTGGTGTGACGCGGAGGCATGTTGATGATAAGCCGCTTCAATTCACCACTCGCTATACGGTTAAACGCATCTGCCATGACACGGTGATGATTACCTTCGATAAACGCAGGCCAGACCTCTTTGACAAATGCCAGAAAGTCATCATTAGATTCAGCGCGTACACGGGCATCCGCCAACTCATCCAGAAGAATGAGTATCTCGCGCTTCTCACCAGGGGGCAGCGTATCAAGCTGCCCAACTACAGTTTCGATATCCACTTTCAAAAATTACACAAAAATTTTTCTCCAGAAAAGAGGGGGGCCTATTCCTGAGAAAAAATCCCCCTTACTAGTACTAGTATATACTAGCTAGTAAGAACTAGACCAGATACATACTAAAAAACAAAAAACCTAGATTAAACCAGCTAGATAGAATCTATGTACCACGAAAACGAAAATGACACGTTTGAGAACGTACTTCCGAAGTACGGGATCACGCCAGAAGAAGAAGTGGTGGTCAACAAAGCCGTGATCGCATACCAGATTCACAAATTTAAAAATAGAATCGTGCGAGACAAGAATGAAAAATGGTCCAGCGAAGATTATCTGGAAGCATATCCAGAATATTTCGAGAGACACGGCAATAATAAACTCAGATCGAAAGGAAAAACCGCTTCAGACATCATAGATGACTACTTCATCGAAAAAGGTGAAGATACAAACAACAGACGTTGGTATAATTTAGTAAGATGTGTTATAGCAATAGGTGAACATATAGCAAAATATGAAATGCAGTTCTAGAACGTGCAAAACTGTGTTTATTGCTCCCGGGTGCGCCGCCGGAAAAAAGGGGGGGCCGGGGGGGCGGGGTCAGACTCCTCCGGCCATTCGGAAAAACTGGGAGCCAGTTTCGACACTCGACCGGACCAGCTTCACCGGTCGCCGGTGGTCAGTTCGCCGGTACGCCGGTCTAACCCTCATGAGGGTTAGTGCTGAAAAGGTCACGTCGTATCGAGTCGATTAGGGGTATCAGGAAGCCGTTAAAAAAAGCTTCAAGTCGGTCCTTGATTCGATTAAATTTCCTGTGTAGTTCAGTTGCTTGCCCGACCGCCTCGCGGGGTCCGGTTGACCCCAGGCTCGTAAGAGTCGGTCGAGCTTCCGAACTACGGGACAGGCTGATTGACATACTTGCTGACGGACTTCACTGGCCCGCTCATTCTCTGCTAGGAGCGGCGGACCAGAGGCCAGCAAACCAAGGACTCAGATCAGGGTGCTATCACACGCTGAGGGGAACCCTCATGAGGGTTCCCGCACTGATCAACTTGATCGGGAAGAAGCTCAAAGCCGCCAAGGAGCGGCTGAAATTATGAGCACGATTTCATTCCCAGAAGTACCCGCGAAGGACGTAGGACTAGTTGACGCCGTAGCCGCAAGACTGACTGGCGTCGGATCGAATGTTGCCAAGGTTAAGGACCTAGGCCCAGAGGTTACAGACGCGAGCAA